GCATCATCAAATAATTGCTCAGTCTTTGTCATAATCAAATACCCGCTCATTTTTGATATTTGTCATGCGTCTGTGCATATCCCAGCCGTCTTTGCGACCGCGCCAGTAATGTGTTTGTTTTTGATCATCAATATAAGCCAGCAAGAAAAATGCGCCAGTAAATAAAGCGATACTTAAATAAACAAAATTTTCAAATGTCATTTTGCTCCCTTTAGCTGAACGCCTTGTTCAGTTAGGGTTTAGTATGACCCTATTTACCGACAGCGCAACCATTTCAGGGCTAATGTTTTATAACGATTAGATAACGCTAATATCCTCAAAATCGTCGATATGGTCATCAATCGTCCTATCCCGATAATCGGTTTCACGCCCCATAAGTCCTTCTATTGTATGTAAATGAGCCATCATGATTAACAGGTATTAGCTCTACTTGATGGCCTTTTTTGCCAAAACTTAAGACTGTAAAGCCCATGTTCCAGTCGGCTGAATTATATTTTAGGTAACTGGCTTTACGCATGTCCATTAAATGTCCAGCCTCAATGCCCCAAATCGTTGAATAACGGCCATTTAAGCCAGTTTGGTGTCGGACTGCACCCTGCCTATGCGAGTGCCCACAAACCACGCTATTAGCCCATTTCTTGGCCAAATTAAGGCCTGTTATACCTGCGTGCTTGGACATATTGCCTTCATCGCCATGTGCCAAATACCAGCCCTTCTCAAACTCGTACGCACGCTTATGGAATTTAATGCCTAAACTACTAAAATCCATGAATTTGTCATAAGCCAATTCTGGCAATCCAATAAGTGATGGCGCACCTTTTAGCAAGGTTTGATAAATGCGATCTGTGTGATTTGATCTAACAATGTCAGTAGTGCCTAAATCGTAAAGAATCTCTTGACCTAGTTTTCTTTCCTCGTCAAGCGTTTCAGCAAATTCTAATTTTGTTCCTTTTGCCCAACGCGATTGACTGCCGAGATCCATTTCATCTCCGACATTTAATACATAATCAAATTTCTCATGCCTAGCCATTTTAATTAGGTTAGAGACAGCTTTTGAATGGTGTAGCGGAATTTGTAAATCTGGCGTTATTAAATACCTGCGGTTGGCTTTAATCGTCATCCTCATCGTCAGTTGGATCAATTGACGGAATAATGCCGCCATCGCCTACGATCCAATCGGGAAATGTTTTATGTTCAGTCATAAGCCAAAAAGCATGTTCAGGCGTAAATCCTGCTTTTCTAGCTGCTTTGTAGCATTCATGTAAAGCCATGTAATGTTGATCAATTTTACTTAATGGCTCAGGAGTGTGGCGAACTACTCTCCGATTAACCTTTTTGCGTGGTGTGCGTTTTCGTGTGTTCGCCATGATTAAAATTATGACTTAGATATTATTGTGAATAGTTCATCGACACGCATTTCCAATCGTGAACTTCTTTCGTCTATTCGGTTAATAGCATCTTTCATAGAGCTGCCACTATTGGGACGCAATTCAACTAAGAAACTTTTAATAACCCAGCGTAGAGCCAGCAATAAAGCGGTCGCGATACTGCAAACGCCAACGCCAAATGCGACCCATTCGTTTGGACTCATTTCGCATTGATTCCGTAATCAACTTCTAAGCCAGATTTTGGATCAAGAGCTTTAACAATTGGCGCAACAATTGAACCAAGTAATGCGGCATAAGCAGGATGTAGGTCAGCTGCAATTGCCAAAGCACAGGCAACGCCACTAGCTGCAACAGCTCTCAAATATGACTTAATTGCTGCTTTGTGTTTATTAGATAGTTTCATTTAGTTACCTTTCAGTAGTGGGATATCAAACTTCTCGCCAGTTTGATTTGGCTTGAAAGAAATATGGATATGTTTATCGTGGGGATTTATGCCTCTATACGCAACCCATCGCCATAATGATTTGCCTGAACAGATTTTCTTAGCATGGATTATGTAAGATATACGCTTATCTTTTTTTGCTGCCAGTCGTAGCTGATCTGCCAAAGCATGACTAATCCCTTGTTGGTCAGATAAGCCAGCGTCAATGTCCAACGCGCATACTTCTCCGTCAGGTCTTGGGTTATGTTCGGATTTTCTTGATTGATGCTTAAGATCACCGATCCATCCATCAGCCTTCCTGCTGCGATCCACGAAAGTATCATTTATCTGATCGCGCAAGGTTTCAGCAGCTTTAGATAGATAAGGCTTCATTAGCCAAGTATTATTTGTAATTCATCGGCAGTTAATCCAATTCGATCAAGAATCGCTTGGCGTTGTGCTGCTTTTGTTTCAGCCGCTAGTTTTTCCTCTTTTTTAATAAGTTTAATTGCTGCATCTATTTCAGCTTGAGTAGGGGCTTCACCATCTAAGACATCCCATTTGATTGTAGAATAATCATCATTTGTAAATGAAAACTCTGAATTAGGTCTTAACATTTGAATTGCGTTGATTAAGTAATTTTGCATTATGCACCTATTTCTAAAGCAATAATTGATGAAACAGTTGATCCTAATTGGGCAGTTGCAGCACCACTATTTGCGGTTGAGGCTACACGCGCCTGAGTTTTATATGTAGTTGCAGATGTAGTTGCTGGAGAATCTAAATAATTTAATGGCCAATATCCATTATAAATTGCTTCGCTTACTGTATTTGATAATGCAAAAGCATCATTATTGCTATTGTATCCAACAAAAACTTCTGTTGCACCTCGCATTAATCTAAATCCACCACCTACGGCAGTAATATTTCTAAACCATTTAATTTGCTGGCTAACTAAAATTAATATATTACTTGTTGCTGAAGTTGGTGTAATTGTTACACTAAGACCTGTGTCAGTCATTGTTGTACTTGCAATAGTTGTTGCGCTATTATAGGTTGCTTGTACTACTTGCAAAACTTTACCACCAGAAACAGCACCCCATTTTAAGCCAGTTGCGGTTGAACTATCTACTTGTAAAACATGACCATTTGTTCCACCAACTGCTAATCTTGCAACTGTATCAGCTGCCGTCGCAACAATTAAATCACCTTTAGCATCAACAATTGTTGCTGGAATTCCTGCATCTGCTGACCAAGTAAAATCTAAATCTGTATTTGATGCTTTTGCTAATACTTGACCAGTTGTTCCACCTTTTAGATCAACTAATGAAGTATCAATGTTTCCTGCAAGTGTGCGAATTGCAGCAGCACCATCTTTAACAAGATCGGTGTCAGCTGGTGTTGTCCAGCCAAAGTTTGTGGTAGTTGGCATTTTTCTCCTATACTCAGGCTACAATTGTAGCGTATTCCCATTGCAAAGCAGGGTCTATCGTGTTCCAAGCCTCTGTTATTGGCGTGGTATTCCAACGCATCGCCACTTGGCTAAATGCGGTCGGTGAAACATTGATTGTCAAAAACAGCTCATTAAATTTAGTACTCCATGACCAGCCTTCAACATATCCTTGAAATGTGCCATTTGATATTTGGCTTGGCAAATTTCTAATATCAACAGGCATTCCCATAAATACGCCAAGCAAGTCATCGCGGTCTGCATCATCTATTTCAGAGTTTGTTATTGGGAATGTTATAGATTGAAATGCTGGCTGTGGGTAAGCTCTTTGGTCAATATAGCGATCAGCAATTGCTTGAGCATCTACTGCACCCTGAACCCTAGAATTTATGGTTTCGGCTTTGTAGCCATATAGGGCAATTGAAGCTGCATCGGTAGCTGTGACCTGTGAGTTGTAATTGTTGCCATAATTTATATATATATCATTTCTAACATCTGCTGAACGCATTATTGTTGATAATCCAGCACCTAAAGCATGACCTGCATCTAATTCAACATAACCATTAGTCAATAAATAATTCTGTCTGTGGTCTGCATCTGCGTAACCAATATCTCCATTATTTACCTCAAATATGTAACCAAAAGCTGAATTGGCAATATCAGATACAACATTGTAAATAGTATCTACTGTGGTTGATTGAGCAGTCATTGTGTAAAGGCCGGGTTGGTCAATATCGCCAAGTCCTAAATTTTGAGCATCTGCCCAAGTTTCCGTTGCATTGTAAGTTGACCATTGAGAAGCTGCTGGCACATCATTCCAAGTTCCAAGCAATACGCTAGAAAGAATGTCATAAATTTGGTTGCCATCCTCATCTTGTGAGATATTATCATCCCAAATTTCTTTAGTTAATTTAGCAAGTGAACCCATTGCCAATAATGTATATTCAACAACTGTGGCTGCTGCACCAGTATTTCTGACCTGAACAGTTACATCAGTTAAATCGCCACCAAATAAACTAACATAAGTTCCTGAACTATCTTTGACCTGTAAATCTAAACTATCATTTATATCAAAAGGTAATGTTTGACCATTTAACGCAACTAAAGTAACTTGCATGTAAGATGGAAGCGGCTGTTGGTAAATATCTGATCGACCTGCTTGATGCTGAACATCGCTAATTGTTATGTCAGTATAATCAACCCCACCGACAGTTAATTTCCAGTCTGGTGTAAAAACAGTCATTATCTATCCCTGAGCGCGGTTACGCTTCTAGCAGCCTGACTATTTAAGGTTGTTGCGACAGCTCTAGCAGTCCCTTCAGGATCTATTGCACCTGAAACATTGATAACTATATTTGGATTTGCTGCCAATGTATTGCCTTGTTTTTCAAGTACCCTAAATTGCGCTTCTAAAGCATCAAATTGTCTTTGGGCAGCTGATTTACTAATTCCGCCTGTTGCAACTTGGAATGTCAATTCTGTAAATTGATCTTGAACTCTTAACAATTTATCTGCTAAATCTTTCAAACTAGTTGCGCCAGAAGTTCCACCAATACCACCTGCACCGCCAGCACCTGTGCCACCAATTCCACTTAATCCAGTAAATCCACCAGCTGAACCACCACCAGTAAATCCACCGCTAGCTGCACCTGCTCCAGCTGCTCCTAATCCTGCAAATCCACCACCACTAAATCCACCACTACTTGCACCAATTGGACTTATTTTGCCAATATCTGCGCCAGTCTTTACTAAGTTAATTCCATCAATTACTTTATTGATTGCACTGATAATGAAATTTAATACAGGAGTGATTGCGCCTACTATCTTGCCAAAAGCATCTATAATTGCTGCTGCTGCTTTAGCACCAACATCAAGTAAAAATCCAAATACTGTTTGCAATATAGGAAAGACCCTATCTTTTAACAATACCCAAAACTCATTAAATGACTCTCTGTTTCTATCAATAGCATCTTTAATAATTCTAAAAGCATCTCTAAATTTATCAACTATTGGCGTGCCATACTCAAATATAAATCCAATTAATCTTTCAATTACCGGAAGTAAAGCAAATCCAATGGTTTCTTTCGCTTCCTCGAATCCTATTTTTAGACGATCAATACGGCCTTGAAAGGTTTCAGCATTACGGCTTGCAGCTCCACCATAAAGATTTGAAAGTAATTCTGTTTCCTCGCGGAATGATAATTGCTTGGCTTGAGCAGCTGTAATACCAATACCAAGTCTTGCCAATTGTGTATCTTGACCGCCATAGGCTTTAGATAGGGCTTCAGTTACAGCTCCTAGATCTTTGCCAGTTCCTTTTGAAATATCAATTGCTAAATTTAATAATTGTTGAGATTTAGTTACATCACCAGTTGCAACCGATAATCTTTGAAATGCTGGTCTTAAAGCATCATCAGCAATTCCTACTGCCAACGAAGTTTGGCTTATGTAATCCTCAGTAGCCTGTATTTGGGCATCTGTAGCCCCTGTAGCACTTCGTAATGCGCTGGCTAACCTTAACTGTGCCTGCTCGTCCTCTATTGCAGCCTTAACCCCATCAACGGCTAATTTGGTGGCGTAGGCAGCAGCGGCAGCAGCAGCTACAGCAAATGCAGCAGCAGCCTTCTTTCCAAAGTCGCTTACTTTGTCAGAAAATCCTTTAATTTCAGTTTCGCCAGTTTTAAGACTTTTCTTTAACTCATCGACATCGGCAAGGATCGAGAGTTTGAGTGTGCGATTACCGGTTGCCATTATCCCCACTCTTTCAAAATACGATCAAATGCTGCTTCCCATTTGTTAATCAATTCAGGCTGAATTCTACGAAGGGTTGGATATATGAACCATCCGCGAGATCCACGACCTTGCCTTCCTGAATAACTAGGAAACTGTTTGAATTTATTTGAACCAAACTCAAGGCCACCCCATAAGGTTTGCGTAGTAGCACCACCTGAAAATTTCTGACTTGCAAATCCGTATCTAAATTCACCGATCTTAGATGACTTTGAGATCCTAACGCCATCCGCGACTCTAACGACTGCCTTACCTGATTTAGTTCTTGTTGCAGCTGTTTGCTTAATTTCCTCTGATGCAAAATACGCCAGAGCAGCAGATTGACTTCTTGCTTCCTCTGTTGCTTGGTCATCCATCGCTTTGAAAGCTTTAAGAATATCGCGCAAGTCAGAGCGATTGTAAGCAATTGCTTCACTTGCCATTCCTCTGCTCCAATATCTCTAACGCTGTCATAATGTCATCTGCATCAACCCATTCACTCATTGGAATCTTTGTGGCTATTGCCAGTTGAACCAATAAGCGATTTAGGCTTCCTGCTGGGTGGCTTTTGGGTTTGCATCACCAACAATTACATCAGTAACTGTTTCACACCATGTTTCAAAAGGTTTGACTGCTTTACCAGCAGCTTCTCTTTTATGTGCATGGTATGCCAAAAACATTAAATCAGATATTCCCATTTTTTCTTGGGCTTGACCGATTGTGTTTCCAGTTGACTTTTCCCATTTTTGCCACTCAGGCGGTTGGGCAATATAAGTTGCTTGCTCGCCTGAGCTATATTCAATTGTGATTGGTAGTTTCATTATTTGCTCCCGTTTCTAGTTATTAGGTAAATGACTCCGCTGGCACACCAATTACTTGGAAAGTGAATGAAACAGTTTGTGCATCATTTCCTGCACCACCAGCTGAAGGCCATGTTGGTAATACTTGGAAAGTAAATGTTGCACCTGTTGCAGCTGTAAATACTGTGTTGATACCTGTGTCTGGTGATGACTCTGTAACACCCCATAGAATCTCACATAGAGATCCTGATGCGCCCCAGTCTGCCAACATTTCAACAGCAAATGTGAAATCGTTGTCGATTACTTTGTAGGCCTTGCCATCCAAAGTTTCGTATGTCTGGCGGTTTGTTGTTCCTGTTAAAACTGCGCTTGTTGCTTGAGCATCGAAAGTGTTACCACCGATAGTGAAGGTAACATCTCTGCCCGTGATTACTGTGGTAGGCACTTTGACTCCTTAATTTGTTTGTGTGTAGTAAGTTGAAACTCTTATATCAGCGATCAACATTGTTGATGCACCAATAGTAGTAACAGTAGGTCTTTCGACCTGTCCAACGATATATCCATTTGGAATTACCGCTAGAATACTCATAATAAGTTGCTCGATATTATCAAGCGATGCTGGATTGCTATTGTAAGCAACAACAGCTGTAATCGTAAAATTAATTTTAGTTTTAATAACCGCTTTATTGATTAAATCAAATTCTAGGTATGGGCTATCAGGAACAACTACAACTGCTGGTGGAATAACTGTTTCAGGAACGAATGAATAAACATTTCCTGCAACTCCTGCTAATGCTGTTGCTAATGGTGTGCGAATATCTGAAAGAATTGTTGACGGCATTTATTGAGCCATGCTTTCAACATCAAGATATGGTCCAAGTAATCCAACGCAGCGATTAAATAATGATCTGCCCATTCTAAATGGCGTGGCAGTGAAATCAACGCCTTCTATTTGTCCTCCTGCTGCGACTCTTGATTGAAAGACTTCGACTGATACAACATAGACAGCTGATTCAACACTTTTATTTCCAACATAAGTTGATGCGCTAGATAAGGTTGCAGTTCCGCTTGGTATAACATTTGCCTCATCGACATCGGCATTTGTGATACTAGCTTCAAAGGTAGTTGCAGTAAGGTTTGTATCAAGTACAGTTCTTGTTCCGTTGTAAGGACTTCCGCATCCTGCGATGACGACTGATTGTCCTTCGGTAAATTCATGAATGCCAAGTGTAGTAAAAGTGGCGACATTATCAGTCAGCGACACTTTTTGAATTGGGCTTTTGAATGTTACTAGCATTGGCAGAATGGTGTTTTCTGCGGTGTCAATTATTCCGTTCAAGTAAGTATCATCATAAAGAGCAGACGACACACCAAGCACACTTCTTAACTGACTGGCAGTAATAATGGTTGGCATGTCGTCCTCTCTTAACTCCCATTTATAGCTGCCTGAGATCGGGAGCAACCT